GGCAGCCAATGCTAAAATTACCATTACAGTAGTCACTCCGAAACCATCGGATGGAAGTACTTCAGATAAAGGAGGAACAGGGACTTGAGTTATAAATACATAAATCCGGGCTATGCAGAATTGTCTGCTCAGCCGGGTCCCAGTACAAAAACCAGTGGAAGAATGGCCAATCTTTCTCCTAATTGTGTATCTTTTAGTGGTTGGATGAGTTTTATCATTCCGTCTGACTCAAGGAAAGTATGGATGATGCTGTCCACAGAACACCCGATGAGCACTTTTTTCAGGTTACAAGCGCCACTTAAGTCTCAAAATCATAATAGTACGTTGATTGAATGGTCATACGCCGATCGCTTTGACACTGCACAGCACAGTATAATCGACGGGGAAAATGTAAATGGTGGCGTACAAGGGGCTTTTGGAGGGGTAAGAGATGGAATTTTTATAAATAAGGTAGTAGACCAAAAATACAATCGAATTATGATGATGCTTGATTGCGAAATTGGGGCTGTTGAATGCTGGATTAACGGAGAGTCTGTATATAGGCAGGAAGGATTGCAGGCGCTTATGGAAATCAGTAATTTAAAGGATTACTGGGTGTTTGCTCATAGCGATGGCGATGGGGCAGCCAACGTCATCATTTCCGATGAAGAACTACTCCCCAACGAGGATGTGCTGATACTTGGGAGTGCTGGGATTGAAGCGGATGTGGAACCGGATAGCAACGGAGTCTACAAGTTTACAGAAGAAGGACAGAAATATCTTCAGCGGCCTGACGTTTCCAAGCTTACTGATGCCGATGTAATTACCGGGATAACAGCCATAGCCAGACCGGCTTATACAGATGCAGAAGGGTTCCAGCATGTGGATATTATCAGTTCTGATGAATCAGGAGCAATCACAACTCATGGCGTTAAGAACCTTACCAACTTGCCATCCGCCGGTATTTCTGGAAGCTGGGCACTCAAAACCACCAAGGCGGAACTCACTAAGATGAAGGTAGGAATGGCGGTGAAGAAATGACTTCCATAAAGCCTGCTGGTGTTGGTGTTACTAAAGCAGGATATTCCGCCTCATTTACACCAGTACTCGCGGTAAGCTACTATCGGTCTGGCACAGAAAGCTATATCAAACCTACTCAGATTTTCATTTCACGCTATAAATTGCCGGGAGATATTTATCCGGCCGGGATATGGCAGAATATGCAGGCAGCCATTTCCTTTTACCCGCAGTTTCGCCCCTATCTGGATTTTCCTAAGTTCTACTGGGATGATACCCCTGTTTTCCCAAAAGAACTCAGCCATATCGAGTGGAAGAGCAACAAAACTATGACGTGGGATACTACGACATCAGAACTGGGAGCAGGGGGGAGAAAGACGTGGACGACCAGAAGAAGGCCTCGTCTGCGTTTCGAGATTAAACTGACCAGAATCAATGAGCAGGAGAAGGACATTCTATTTTCTTTCATCCGCAAGGTGAAGGGCGCGGCAAAACCGTTTCTTTGGTGCGATACTGAAGATAATCAGCTGAAAGGTGTGGAGCTCATTCGAGGGAAATCCGGGCGATACCAGGTACCGATTCGGGTTCTTGGAAGCTTTACAGAGTTTGCGCCATTGGTAAAGGCGGAAACGGTTTACATAAACGGCAAACCGCTTTCCAAAGACAGATACTGGCAGCGCATGGGCGTACTGGAAATTTATAACGAAGATAAGTCATTCTGCTACACTGGACTTCCTCCGGTGACGGCGGATTGTGTGTACTACTGGCGTGTTACTTTTTGTGATGACAAACTGGGGGTTGACCATATATTTAGAGAATTTAATAAGACAAATACGTTGAGAATGGAAGTAGTGCGTTAGTTCATGAGCCTTAACGGCTCTTTTTTTATGCAAAGGAGTGAAGCTATGTTCTATATGGAAGGCGGGGATATCTATATTACCCGTGGGGATACGGCGGTATTCCGAGTAGAGGCGTCATTCATCTTTCCGACAGGATACGATGAAGAAGAAAAGCCGGTCATGATTACCCCTACGCTGTCAGTTAAGAAAAATTTGTCAGATACCGATTATGTAATGCAGATACCGCATAAGGGCGAAATCTGTACCCCGGCTAAAAGCTTCCCTATCGTACTGCGGGCAGAGGATACGGATGTAGAGCCGGGAAGCTATTACTATGACGTCCAGCTGGTCTATGAGTCTGACGGGGAAAAGCATGTATATACCATAGGACCTTATCGCTTTATTGTTTTAAATGATGTAACGAGGTAATAAAAATGGCAGATAATATGATTACAAATGAATCCGGAACCGTACATACCATTAAAGTGAAGTTTGGCCTTTGTGGTCCACAGGGTCCAAAAGGCGAAAAGGGGGATGCCGGCCCCCAGGGCCCGGCAGGAGAGCAGGGGCCAGTTGGGCCAGAAGGCCCTAAGGGCGATGCGGGAAAGGACGGTGCACAGGGCCCCAAGGGCGAAAAGGGGGACGCCGGCCCACAGGGACCTAAGGGGGATACCGGAGCCCAGGGGCCTGCCGGAGAAGCGGGAACCGATGGTAAGTCAGCCTATGAACTAGCCAAAGCTGATGGGTATACTGGTACGCTGACTGAATGGTTGGCTTCTCTCAAAGGCGAACAGGGACCCACCGGACCACAGGGCGAAAAGGGGAATGATGGTGCGGTTGGCGCTGTCGGAGCAACCGGTAAATCCGCTTATGAACTAGCTGTAGATAATGGCTTTTCAGGAACAGAAGCAGAATGGTTGAAATCTTTGGGAAAGACTTCTAATCCGTCAGCAGTTCTTACTTTTGATGCGGGAACTACCCCAGTTATTAAGGTGGAAAGAACAGAGAAATCTGCTGTCTTTTACGTATTTATTCAGTCGGAAGAACAACTGGGCGGGCAAACACTTTTAGTAAACGGCTATGACGGCGGATATACCAAGAATTTTGTAAGTATCTTATCTAATGCAAGTGGCATAAAGGACGTTGGGTTTGCTTCCGATGATAACAAGGATTTGGCTATGCTGATAAAAATGCAGACAACCGACACTTCAAAGGCTAATACGTATCGTGTAACCGTCGCTCCGTTGGCCAGCGCAGAATCTATAGCCATAGGAACAGATTCCTGTACATATACGATAAGCAAAGGAGATTCCAGTGTTAGTATTTTGTCCTCCGATACGGACCTTGTCATACAAAAAGGTAACGCAGGATCTGGGCGGGTATCTATAGTAAGCGGAGTAGGGGTAAATGGAGATCTGTCTGTGTCTGGAGATCTGTCTGTGTCTGGCGAAATTCACGCCACTGGGCCGGTAACAGCCTATGTTCCGAACTATACGGATACCAGTTCCCAGTATTTAGTGTCTGCGAATTATGTGCATTATCAGATAACCCAGCTGCAAAACAGCATGCAGCGCGATGTAAGTCAGATGGTGCAGAGTATGGACTGGGGGAATACGACAAATAAGGGCGGTATGCTATCGCTCTATTCCTCTATGCCCGGCATTTTCCATATGATGGGTATTCTGTTTCCGGTGGTTTTCTTTAAGAGTGATATCACCAAGACATTCAGCGGAATACGGATGCGCTGTGTAACCAATGACCGACAGAGCCCCATCACTGCTGTAACGCTTGATAGTAAGGAAGCTATGTATGGGAACGTTAATACTTCTGGCCCCGCTGACTCCCATATCGTGCCATACAGTGAGGCCATGTATCCGATGGCGCTGGAGCTTACTATCCCTAACAGCAGTACCGCTGCCATCACCGGTGTAACCTGTACCGCGCCATTCCGTCATACAAGTAGTAATGCGTATGTGGATAATCCGACCATTTCCAATGATACGGTTCTTACCGCCAGCATAGGCGAAAAGACAGCAACAGGGAAAACGGTGCTTACAATTTTCGGGGACTGCTGTATAGATTTCACTACGGAAACAATAGGTGACTAAATGGACAACGTACTTAACACATTAAGAAACTTAAGCCACGATGTACTTATAAAGCTCTTAGCGTCCTCCCTTCTGGTGGCGCTTTTTTATCATGCCGTGCTTTTCGGTCTTTTCGGGTGTGTGGTGTTCCTTGACCTTTTTACCAGATGGCTCGCCTTGAGCCACCAGAATCTGGTTTCCAGAAAACAGGAGGCTACACTTATAGATTGCTTCTGTGGTATACCTCAGGCACATAAGGCCGGACTTATCAGCTCATATGTCATGCGCAAAACCTTTTTCAGCAAAATGGTGACCTATCTTTTACTTATCATGGGGGCGTCCATTGTGGACTACATGATAAAGGGCTCTGGCGGTAGCGTGATGGCTGTTTCTCTGGTCATCACTTACCTTTCCATGACTGAACTTCTTAGTATCGTAGAAAATTTGGATGAAGCGGGAGTAAGCGCTATGCATGATTTGATTGATCTCATTAAAGGGAGGCGGCTGTAATGATGCATGTAATTGATATCAGCGATTATCAGAAAAACATTGATTGGAGCGAGCTGGCTAAACACTGTGAAGGCGTCATTGTTAAAATCTCTGAAGGCTGTACGCTGTCCAGATTACACGGCAAGCATATAGCGGCGGCTTCTGCTCGAGGAATCCCGTGGGGCGTGTACTGCTACACCCACGCTACAACCGCTGCCAGAGCACGGCAGGAAGCACAGACAGTAATCCAGGCACTACGGGCACTTGGCTATGGTAATCCCAAACTTGGGGCGTGGATAGACATTGAAGATAGAAAAGTGCTTTCTATGCCACCTGACATGGTAACGGCTTGCGCTTCCGCTTTTATCTCAGCGCTTAATGTCGTTGGTATAGATGCAGGGATATATGCGAGCCTTTCCACGTACAGGGCTAACCTGAAAATCAACTTGCTTGCTGACTATGTGCCTTACTGGTGTGCTCAGTACGGACCAAGGTGTCGTTTTAAAGACTATTTCCCGAAGAAAAAGCTCAAAGGGTGGCAGTACACTGATGTATATACCATCAACGGTAAAAAATATGACCGAAATGAGTGGTATTGATGAAAAAGGCACTAAAAAAGATGCATTCTTCAATAGCTTCATGACATATTTATCATGAAGTTGATTAAAATGCGTGAAAAGTGCCTTTTTGCGCAAATTCTCAATTAAAAATGGATTTTATCAGTTAAAGGAGGCAAAATGTGCAAAAATTCAAAGAAATTATTGCTGATAACTGGATTAATGCTTGTCTGCTTGTCTTTTCCGTCTTTGCAGTTACAGTCTGCTACACTTTATACAACCGTTCCCGAGTCGGAACAGACTATAGTGATGTCAAAACCACAGTACGAGCGGTTGAAGCAGATAATCAGAGAGCTACAAACCGAGTTAAATCAGCAGGAACAAAAATTAACACTGCTACAGCAGAACTCAGCCGAAGCATCAAGCGAGCTGATAAAAGCACAGAAAGAATTAAACGAGCAGAAAAACGAACTGGAGAAAACCAGAGAATTATTAAAGAGTGCAAAGATGGACTTGAACGAAGCCGAAAACTCACTAGCGAAGCAGAAGACATCTTTAATGCAGTTGACGAGTCAAATAAAACAGATGGAGCACAAACAAACTGTAACACGTAGACAACGTGATGTATGGGCTGCTATCGCGGCTCTGTCCCTGGGCGGGGTTATAGCCCGGAGGTGATCCATATAATCTAAAAAGAGCTATCAGCTGATAAGGCTGGTAGCTCTTTTTTATTGCTAAAATGTAGTGTTTGCAGGTGAGAAAAATTTGCGATCAATGGGTTCGATTCCGTTTTTCGCTTGATTATAGCACGGTATTGTGCTATAATATATTTAGGTTCGAGGGAGGAGGTGAATAGATGAGGCTAGAGCAAAAAATAAACCTTGTAATTGCTATCATCAACTTAGTCACAGCATTGATAGCACTTTACAAGGCTCTCGATTAAGTAGAACTTGAGGGCGAAAGCCCTCACCGCCTTTGGCGGTTCTTAATCTATAAAAATTATATCGAATCTAGCTCATTAAAGCAAATGGAAAAAATTACAAGGTTAATCACTTATTTAGCACTAATCATTTCGATTGTTGCATTAATTCTTACTATTTTAAAATAAGGGAGAGGGTTGTATGGAATTAGATGATGTTATGACTACATCGGAAGCGGCTGAACGCTGGGGGATCGCAAGGGATACAGTCAAATATTCCTGCCTTGGACGGAATGGCGCTCCGCCCAGATTCAAAAAAGGAGAATTTAAAAAATCAGGCGCCAGAGTATGGCTGGTTACTCGTCAGGGGATGGAGCGTCTATACGGTCCGGAAAAGAAGTGATATACTGTAAAGAATCAGAGGTGATGGATATGTTTTTAGCAGATAGAAAAATCAGGGAATTAAGCAGTGATAATTCTAACTTGCTTATCAATCCGTTTAATTATAACGCATTAAACCCTATTTCCTATGATTTAGAAACAAAATCATTTTATAGGACATTAGATGGTAAAAATGAAACCTTAAGCTCTATAGAACTTAATCCGCTGGAGTCTGTCTTTGTGTCAAGCAAAGAAGTAATTAAGTTTCCAAAAAATATAGCGGGAATTGTAAGTCTGCGAAACTCAAGGTTACGTCAAGGCTTAAGTTTGGAAAGCCCTATTTATTATCCTGGACATGAAACTAATATTTATTTTCGCCTTACCAACATCTCTAATAATATAATTAAATTAAATGCGGGAGAAAAATACGCTTCTATTTTCTTTGAAGAAATTAGTGGAGAGGTTGAGAATCCTTACAATGGAACATTTCAAAGAGAATTTAATTTTTCTGGGATGGGGGAATATACAGCACAATATAAGTCTGTAATGCATGAGGTGGAGAATAAGGTTAACGATGTAAAAACTATAGAACGTGGTATTTATGGGAATGTACTTGTTCTCATGTCCATATTTGTAGCGTTGTTTAGCTTGATAAATATTAATGTAAATCTCGCTGAATCTGGAGCAAATACGTTAAAAAATCTGATCGTGTTTAATCTGGGGACTGTGGGCAGTATTTTCTTCCTTATTGGAGGAGTACAAAATATATTAAAGCAAAAGAATCGGACTATGTTATGTATAGGATTGATTTGCTTTGTTGCATCCATTATCTTAGCTATAATGTAAATCTGATTGGTTTCTTATTCTATTTGAGCTATCGGCTGATAAAGCTGGTAGCTCCTTTTTTTGTTGAAAAAATGTGGATATGTATAAAAATCCCTCTTGACAATACACGTTTAAACGTGTACAATTAATTATAGAAATTGAGAGGAGGTGAAAAATATGGAAGATATAAAAAATGTGCTTCAGATTATATCAATGATTGTAACGATTATAATGGGATTAATCACAATCTATGAAAAACTGAAGCACTAAGGAAGATGGGGAGAAGGGAATTCTCCCTTTCTCCCCTCTTTATATATCTTACCATATCAAACATGAGAATTAAAATACTTGAATTGATTATGCTAATAAGTGCTTGTGTGTCATATTGGACCAGCGGGTATGACAATTACTGTCTTGCTACTGTGGTTCTGGCACTGGCAATTGTGTTGCTGGATTGGAGTGGAAAATGATTATTGATGAAGTGATGACAGCTGCAGAGGCAGGCGAACGGTGGGGCGTC